AGTCCATCGGTAATTATATCTGGTCCACCATATATGCTCATAATCTAGTTCCTTTTTTCAACAACTAGATTTTCCACATCTTTACGAGTTCCTGTAAGACTCCAAAAGAACTCTAGTTCTCCTAAAGTTTTAGATCGATCAGCCTTTACAATAAACTGGTCATTACCAAGATCAATCTTGCTAATATAAAGGGTTTTTCCATGCTTGTAATTAGTTAATTGAATAGTTAAAGATTCATCATCATGAATAAGATCTTTTAAATAATCAGGTAACATAACGACACCTATGCCTTTAATGACCTTATCGCGACCAGTTAATCGCACTCCATGATATGGACTTTCCAAACTGCCATATTCTAAACTATAACCTGGTTTACTAGGATGGTCTATTCGGAAGCTCTTGGTTGTGGCGCCAAAGTTTCCATTAACTTGAAGTTTATATGTTGGCGATGAAGTACCTATTCCAATATTTCCAGAACTATCTACTCGTAATCTTTCAACACCACTAGTGCTAATACCAAAAGCATTTGCAGCTGGAGAAAACAATCCAGTGTCAGGATCATTGACAAATTCAAAAGATGGCAATGAAGCAGTGCCTGATCCGCCGATGAACGAGCCACTAGCTGTGGCATCTCCGCTAAATAATCCACTTCCTACAACATGAAGTTGAGAGGTTGGACTGGATGTTCCTATTCCAACTCTACCACTAGGATCTATTATTAATCTATCTGTAAAAGTATTGATTGCTTCGATTGTAGTAATATTTGATTGGGCAATAGCAAATGATGATCCTGAGCCGTAAGTAAACTTACCAGTAAATCCACCCTTTTTAGTAATTCCTATTCTTCTAGCATTGGCATCAAAACTTAAATAACTATCATCTAATGTGCCATTAAATGATCCTGCAATACTTATCACAGAAGATGCTTCTGTTAAGATACTATCTGTCAATCCACTGGTTGAACTCCATTTTGGTATTTTTCCATTTGTTCCTGTGCCTGTTACTGGGTTGGTTAAACTAGTTTGTAATCCACTTGTATTAATAGTAATGGTTCCACTACCATTAACTATGCTAATACCCGTTCCAGCAGTTAATGCATTAGCAACAAGACTAGTACCACTACCTATTAATAGCTGACCATTACTATAGCTTGTTCGTCCCGTGCCTCCTTTATTAACCGCTATTGTGGAAGCATTCCATGAAGCACTCGTTATACTACCGTCCGGACTAGCTATAAAACTACCATAATTCAATGATGTACTATTTAATGTAAGCTGTGAAGATGTTCCGTTGTAAAATGTAAATGTACCACCACTAGGTACACTAAACCAAGTGCCGTTAATGCCAGCATATTGTATACCAATAGCATTATGGCCATTATCATTATTTTCATTCAGTAAAAGTCTTGTACCATTGCTGACGGACCCTAAAGATGGACTGCTTGCAGTACTAGTATCATTAAATTTAATAAAATTTGAAAATGAAATACCAGATGATATAATAGATATTAATTCATTAACATTGATTTCAGCACTATTAAGTTTATTAAGTTGTAAATCTCCATAAGTTCCTGCTGTATATGTTCCACTATTAACCCCGGCAATACCACTACTCAGCATCACGAATTGAGATGCGCTAGTATCCCAACCCATGAACGCTGTCAGTCCAGTTCCTCTAACAAGAGCTAATCCTCTATCAGAATTAGTCACTGGCACAATATTACCGCTGGCTAATCCTAATGTGATAATAGGATCTTCTATTGTCATAGTATCCACATTAGCAGTAATAGTGGTTCCATTAACAGTAAGATTGCCACCAATGGTCAAATCTCCACTCATGGTTTGATTGCCTGTGGTTCTAACAATATCTGTTGGGAACAATCCACTAACACTACTATTAAAATCAGTAATCTCTGAGGATGTTACTGATCCTGTCCACGCAGTGTTTTGAACGGTAGAGTCGCCAAATACAAAACCAAATGGCGTTATTGCTAATGAAGGGGTAGAGCCTGCTGAATCTGCTGTAAGCAAACTGATAACTCCACCACCCCAATATCCACCTTCAAAATTAGAATCACTGGTATAAGGATGTAAAGTTATTGTTGTAGGACCATTAATCATACCAGCAGTGATTATGCCAGGATCTCCCCATGCTACTGGATCATTGTTAGGCAAACCCGCAACATTCAATGTTGATCCATCAAAAGTTAAAGAACCTCCTTCAAATAATAAGTCACCATTAACATGTAATTTAGCTCCTGGGGTGGTGGTCCCAATACCAATATTATTTCCGCTACCATAAATAGTACTATTTGGTTGCCACAGTCCAGATGATGAGTTGTAATATAAAAATTGACCATCTGATACTCCACTAACTGCTACATTATGTAGTTCCTCAAGCTCAAATCCGTTTTGAATTTTAACATTAATAATTCCTTGCTGATTATGAACTCTAATAAGATTACCAACACTAACCATATGATTTGGGCCAGAAGGTTTGGTCGTGGTTATACCGCCAGAAACTGTGGGACTAAGCCACAAAGTAGTTCCTGGGGTTACTCCATCAAATGCTGGGCTGGTATTTAGATTTTTAAGTGCTCCGTCAACAACCACCATTCCTGTGCCGCCAGCCGATATAGCATTTGTTGTTATGCCATATGTTTTACTACTAGTCATTTCGCCACTAGCAATAGACAATCTAATACTTGGCATATCTCCTTGAGCGCCATTAATATAAACAACACTCATCTTAGGAATAGTACTAGCTGTTCCATTATAAACAAGAGTTGTCAAAGCATCATTAATAGCGCTAAGATCGCTCCATTGAGTAGTTCCATCTCCAATTTTTAATTTATTAAAATCAGTTATAAATCCTGGCTCGCCACTACCTAAAACTGTGGAACTTTGAGCATCCCACTGATTATATGTTCCTTTTCTAAGCTGTATTTGGTTTTGTCTTGGCATAAATATTCCATAAAAATAAAAATCCCATAATTTACTATATAATAGTATTAATTATAATGTTGTCTACTAGATCACATTTTATGGAGTACCACCATCAATAATAAAGTTATATAGATAAGTTCCAGAAACAGGTCCATTCATTGGTATTATACCACTAATAGAGGTTGAAGAATAAGATGGAGAAGTATATCCATTAAACGGAATATTAAGTGTACCACTTATACTTTTTAGTATTAAAATATCCTCGCTAGCATTATATTGTAATCCGCTATCAATAAATGGAAGCTGAGAAGATGCTGATTGATCAGCAACTAAAACTATAGAAACAAGAGGATCTGAAGATGTGATACCACTTATATAAATTCCACTAGCACTTGTTGCGTTAGTTGCTGCGCTAGCATTACCAATTAATGTACCAGTAATATTTCCAGCACCAAAATTACCATTAGTATCTCTTAATACTAGTGTATTACCAGTATTTAGTGATGTTCCCAAATCTGTTCTCATTTGGGCTAAAGTTCTACTAACTAACTGTTGAGAACCTGCTGTTGGATCACTAACGAATACTGGAAAATGACTACCAGTAGATGCTGTTGCTGCTACTTGCAGATTAATAGTTCCAGAAGATGTTAATCCGCCACTAAAAATAGGCGCAACTGTGAAGGTTTTAACTCCACTAATGGTTTGAGTTCCTGATGTTCTAAGAACAGTATTGTTAACATTAACAGTATCTGTAAGAACACTAATACCATCTCCTTGACCAACATTAAACGTTCTATCTGAACTCAAATCTAAAGCTGTACTGCCATCCAAACCACTTCCTGGAGTTAGGGTTCTTGTGTTAGAAACTTTACTATTCAATTGATCCTGAATACTACTAGTAACACCAGTTAAATGTGTTAATTCGCTAGTTCGTACTCCGGTACTAAATAACATACTATTGGCATCAAATACAGCAACTCTATGTGCTGTCTGATTAGTAGCGTACAAATCTGTACCGCTAACTGATCCATTGCTCACTAGTGATCCTACTTTTACTCGTCCGAAAGTACCAGCTCCATAATCGTTATAAGTTATGGTTCCAGTAGTAGAACTTAAAAATATAAACTCACTACTTTGGTTATTCCAACCCATAAAACCAGTAGCAGCAGCAGACCCATTCCAATACCTTAACTGTAGTCCTCTATCTAAATTATCTGCGCCCGATATAACCCCTGTTCCACCAAGAGTTAGCACAGGATCTTGAACTGTTATTGTTGTACTGTTTACTGTTGTAGTGACGCCTGTAACAGTTAAATTAGCAACTGTTAAATTACCCGTGACATTAACACTTGGAGCATATATATTTAAGGTATTTTGACCTTCATTAGCATAAATGGCTGTAGCATAAATATTACTACTCTTAACATCTGTTAATCCAGTAATAGAAGCATTAAGAGATATTGTTGGATTTGCAGAAACACCGTCTCCATTGGCAACAGAGATATTTGTACCTTGAGCTATTGATCTAGCAGAAAATACTCCATTATTGTCTGGCCCGCTTGTGCGAACCATAAGTCCTGTACCTGTGAAAGAGTGTAATGTTGCTGCTTGACCGGACAAAGCAAGTTGAAGAGTGTTGCTACTAAAATCTGCTCTTAGTCCTGTACTAACGGTCAAAGCAGTATCGACACAACTTGCTACACCACTACAAAAATTTGTAATATCACTATATGTATGACTATGGCCACTTAAGCTAACTGGTACAGCTCCGCCTCCTGTTGGTCCAACATAAGGAGTTTGAGAATAATATACTTCACCACTATAAATAGTTGGATTACCAGAATAAACTATTGGTCCCGTAGCCAATATTCTTGCAGCAAGCAGAATGTCTATACCAGCTCCAATAGTTAGATATCCATCAACTTTAAGATCATCTACTGTTACAACACCACTTCCAGCATCAATAGTAATACCACTGCTAGATGCTATTCTGAAATTATTCACTCCTGTGATAGACGTTATTCCGGTAATAGATGGATTTAAACCAATAATCGGATTGCCAGATACTCCATTTCCATTGGTAATACTAATATTATTATTTAGACCCGATACGCTTCTAGCAGCGAATCCGTTGTTTCCTGTTTGTACAACTATTCCATTAGAACTAAGATCATGAAAATTTTCTAATTTTGTACTAAGACCTATAGTATAATAGGTGCCACTAACAGTAGTATCATTTAATAGTCCACTCAGAGGAAGAGTTTGAAACGTTATACCATCTTGTCCTCCAGTAATTCCCGTTATATAGCTATATAATGTATAAGCATTATTTGAACTATTAAATTTAAAACCTATACCAGTATTAGATATTAAAGCACTACCACCAGCATACGGCAAATCACCCCAATTACTTCCTGTAGTTAAGCCAAGACCAGTAGCACCAATCTTAAATTTACCAGTATCTAATTCAAAACCTATTTCACCAGGAGCCAATACTGTATTTGTTAGCCAGTCTGTGGAAAGGCCTCTACGCAATTGAATTTTAGTATTACGTGCCATATTATAATCTCCAGGTTATTTGTTCTAAATTAAATTTTGTATTGGCTTTAAGGTATTCCACAATCAAATTGGTACTGATCTAAATATCCAGATAATCCAACATAATTATTTCCCCATAATAAATCGTCAACGTGAATAGTTGCATTATCACTTAAAAATTCACTAATATGATCATCTAAACCTTCTATTCTACTGTAATGCAAAGTTCCACTAATTTTACTAAAAGGAATATTATCTGGCAAATCGCTCCAAAGAATTTTTTCAGTATTAACAATTTCTAAATTAAAAGAATCATATCTCTCAATTTCAATAGCATCAGTTACAGAGTCTAAAAACATAGTTTCAATTTCAATAATATGAGTAGTTGGTTCTGTAATTTCAATTATATAATTGCTCATACAGAACACTCCAAAGCATCATTAGACTGACTAAATCGTTTAACAATACTTATTGTTCCAAATAATATGCGCGTAGTATATTTACCACCACCACTATACAATTCGTCTGGTGATTGTAATTCCAAATCGTATCTCGCAGAATTAAAATTAAAACTATTGGTATAAATAGCCGAAAACATCAATGTTATTTTTCCATTAACACCATCTATACTAAAACTATATACACCATCAGTATTATCTGTTGAAAATACATATGATAATCCGGCATTAGTCTTCCATGTTAGTCTAGCACACCAATTGGTAAGATCTACTGGAATACCATTGGCATCTTTATAAATTAAGCTAATTTTAAAAGAGGTACCTTGCTCTATAGCAAAATCATATTTACTAGCTGCCATAGCATATTGCCCCATACTTCATTGTAAAGAATATATAAAGTTATACACCTAATAAAAAAGGCCAGCCTTTTGGGGCCAGCCTTTAATATTTCTAATTTTTATAAATTAAAATAAAGATATTATAGAGCACCAATTAGAACTCTACGATTATCAAGAACAGCAAAGCCAAGCTCTGCCCAACCGTAGAAACCAGCTCTCTTTTGGCGATGTAATGTTTCGTCTTCGAAGATTTGAACTTCTTGACGAATTGGCATTATAAAGCTATCTCTCTTACGTTGATCAAGACCAACAACTATTTCTGTTTTACCAGATGGTAGCGATGCTCCTAAGCCTCCTGTTGAGGAAGTGTAGAATAGTTGGTATTGTTGGCCAACACCTAGCTCATCAAGGTCATGGAGGTTAACACCGAATACTCTATTGATGGCTCCATCATTAGCAGTATAAATTTCTCTGCGTGTTACTTCATCAACTTGATCGATACCCCAATTACGGATATCTTCCATAGCTTCTGGACTAACATAAAGATCAGTTAGTAAGCCTCTGTTATTTGATGTGCTGTTACCACCGCCGTTACGACGCATAACAGTTTTCATGAGACTGACTAAACGCTTTGTAAACTGACTAGCATTAGCATCGCTATCGTATACAACGATATTACGATCAACACCAGCAGCAAGAAGTGTATGCCAGCCATCATCATTCATCTTCTTAACAAAAGAAGCTTCTAGAACTTCCATAGCACGACCAACAACGTCCCAGCGGGCGTCACGAGCATACTTTAGAAGATAATCGATACTAGCACCAACATCATAGGTTGGAACCATGACGTAATCGCCTTCAACATGGCGCTCTGGAATATAGCCATGATTTGGGATTGTATAGGCAACAAAGTCTTTCTCTGTTCCTGGAGCTAAGAAATCGAGTGGAAATTCTGGAGTAGCACTTTGAGCTAATTGGATTGGCTCGAAAATACCATCAAGAACATCACCACTAAGAATACCCTTACGAAGAGGAAGCTCAAGAGCTTTTGCAAATTCTGCATTAGCAGCAAGCGCGGTCTCTCTGTTAGCCGAACCAGAACGCATTAGAAGATCTGTTAATTCTGGTGTTGGCTGAAATCTTTCGGTTTTGGCTGACATGTGTTTTTCTCCCTTGATTAAAAAATGAATTATAGGTTAACTGATACTTTGGCATAACCGTCGGTGTCTTTGGCACTTAGGAACTGGCCAATCTTAACAGCATTGGTTGAGCTTGTTCCAATTAGACCACTAGCACCAACATAAGCATCAGCACCAGCAGATGGTGTTGTGCCTGCAACTAACATATTGGTTGTTACTTGACCTTGACGAAGCAGAGTGACCTTTCCGCCAACCTGTGTTTCGTCTTTGTGCCAATTGATATGTTGTCTTGTAAGATCAAGATTAACAACATCATTTAATAGAAGGCCTACTGGTTTAGCACCAGAAGCCACAGCAGCATAAGCTACCACAGCATTGCCATCATCCATCGAAACGCCAACACCACTGGTGGCTGTTACAACACTAGCAACACCACCTCGTTCGGCTGTTGATGCCATGAAGAATGAAACGTCAGTTAAAAGTTCGATACGATCTGGTTTTAGAGCCATTGTAATTTCTCCGTATTAATTGGTGATTACTTATTATTTTTTTTACCTAGTTTACTACTTACAAATTCGATCAAAGCTGCTCTAGTTGATTCTAGTGCAGATGTCTCATCGTCGCTACCAACACCCAAATTCACACTAGCTTCAACTTCGGCTGTTTCTAGCACCGATGGATCTGCTTCAACTGCGGCTTCTTCTGATGCTGTTTTGCGCATCATCATTGCTTCTTCTTCTTCTTCTTTTTTCTTGTCTTTTAGCCAAGGTGGCATTTTACCAGCAAAAAGAGAAGTCATAGCCTGGAAAGCCTCATCATCCAAACTTTCGAATTTGTCAACTGTTGCTTCGGCCGATTCATTATCAATACCGGCCTCAATTAGAGTAGCCATTCTTTTCATTTTCTTTTCTTTCTTCATCATGGCTTCTTCTTTAGCAACATATTCTGCAATAGTTACAAGAGCAACGTCTAAATCACTCTTGGCCTTTTTCATTTGTTCTTCTTTTTTCATATCTTCTTCATTTTTCTTTGCTGCTTCTGATTTGATTTGTTCAATTTCAGCTTTCAGTGCTTCATTAGCAACAGTTAGCTCTTGGATTTTTGATGTTAATTCTGCAGCATTAACTTCAGCAACTTGAACAATTTCTGTTTGTTCTGTTGCAACTTCTGCAACTGCTGGTACTTCTTTTGTTTCCATCTCTACCTCTGTATTAGCTGAACTCATAATTAAAGTCTCCGATTGTATACTGGATTGAATATTTAATACACCTGAATTAACAATTTCGTTATTTTTTTCTTTATTATTATCATTAATGACAAGATTATTATGTGGAGATATTAGGTTTTTAGAAAATATAATACTATCTTCATTAGCTGGTTTATTAACAAAACCTTTACCACTAAATGTTATATTTCTTAAAACTCTACCAATTTTATAGTCTTGGTGTTCACCAACACCGCCATATGATCTTAAAAATTTAGTTAAATATGCTGTTTCAGAATTGCGATTTAGTATTTTATACTCACCTGTGCTTTGATTTAATAGACCATAATCGAATCCTTTGAAAAAACATTCCATACTAACATATTTTGTTCCATCTTCTATTTCTGCTATTAATTGTAAAGACCTATCTCTTAATTCAGGATTACTAAATCCTTTATAAATAACAGATCCTGTTAATATATGATATTTATGTGGTAAATTTTCTATTGGCGTATTTTCATCAATTAATATGCCATCCTCGGTAATTGGCCAGTTAGAAATTATATGACCAACAATTATTTTTTCATCATGTTCAAGATTTGTAGGTTTATGTTCCGGAGTATTTTTAGCATTCCATACTTCTAATTTATCAAAAATATCATCATTTTTATTCCACGAAGATGATACTAGAATAGATTGCACATAATACAAGTCCTCATCATCAAAAGAGGCTATACTCTTTAAGTATTTTGAATCTCTGGTGTTATCAACACAAGGTTCAACTATGCTTGCATAAGAAATAGATGCTGATGCCTTTAGCATTTCTTCTAGACCATCATCTTTTTCTTGATCATATATTTTCATTATATTACCCTAATTTAAAGAGTTATTGCATTTCGTTATACACCATAGAATAGAAAGACGCTTTTGCCTGTTTTATCTCTTCCATATTAAGATCTCTTCCAAGATCTTGTCTAATGGACTTTAACCAATTATAATATGGTTTAATATTGCTATTTTGAATCGAGATATTAGCTATAATAGTTTGTTCTGATATCTGAGAAAATGGTTGAATAGTTAATAATATATTTGTTTTAATATCTTCTAATTTTTCATATTCAACATTACTTAAACTTCTTAAATTTTTCTTTTGAAAATATTCTAAAATAATAGGATTTACTATTTCGCTAATTTTTTCTTGAGCAGCAGATGCCCACAGAGACATTGACGCGCCAGTTCTTGGACTAAAAGTTCTTTGTTTTCTGGTTGTGGAGTCTTTAGATAATTTAGGCCGACCCTCACCAGCTTCTTTTGGTAAACTATTTGTTTGAGGCTTTCCTATTGGACCACCAAGTGGCGGCACTTTCATCTCTAGCGCAGTCTTTTCGGTATTTTTTTTCTTATCTAGTTCTAGTCCAACTTGACTAGGAGTAACAATACCAGTTTGTAAAGCAATCTTTTTAAGAGAATTCTCAAATTGAGGATCAAACCAAGGGCCAGATTTTTGAACCATACGATTACTATCTCTTTCTCTACTTTCTCTATTAAGTCTGCTTTTTTCCATATCAGGATCAATACCAAATCTAGTTTGTAATAGTTCGTCACTAATAAGACTTCTATCGGCTAGTTGGACTAATAAGGCTTTTTCAGTATCTTCATTACTAAGATCCATTCTGTCAAATTCAATTTTTGCAGGATATTTGAATCCCATGGCCTTTTGTACAATAGCGATTTCTTCTTCCCAGAATTCTATTAATCTGTCTCTTCCATATTGCAGTCTTTGAGTTAAAGTTTTTAAACTAATAAAGTTATTCGTAGTTCCAGCAGCACCAAATGTTCCAGTAAGAGTTGGGGGTATTCCGAGCCCAGCATAAATCGCATTTAGGTGTGGAATATATTTTCCTTCTCCTAAAAAATTATGAACATTAGTATTACTTTCCATTAACTCAATATCCGGACCCCAGATCAAATCCATCGTTCCTCCACCAACATTATTACCAAGAATCTGAGCTAATTTGGATGTAGCTGCCTTAGTTGGCGCAATTTTATGCTCTAGACTTCCTAACTTAAAAATTCTAATATTGCTAATAGCCCCATCAAGAGCGGCCATATCAGCCAGCTTAAGTTTTTCAACAACAGTGATATCATCCATTATAGCATATATCATTGGATATGCCCAAGCTTGCCAATCATCTTTTTTGTAATGGAATACTAGGGTTTTTTCTGGATCAAGTGGATATGGTTTTTTGTTTTTTGCTGCTTCTATTATTTGTAATGGTAATCCTGATATAACTCTTTTTTCATTATCTGTTTTAGGATTATTGATTAACTTTCGCAAAGACGCTGGTAGTTGTAGTTCATAGGTTTTTTCGCTCAAAAAAGACGACAATGCCCCAGCAGATACTTCAACACAAACAGGATCAATAAAAGTATACTTCCACGGAACTTCTCGTTTATCAACATTTAATTCTGGTAAATCATTAAGTTGCATATCAGCTGCACCTAATGCTTTATATAATTTATCTGATGTTTTTATACTTAACTTAGCTGTTCTTCTATCTATCACAACATTACCACTCTTATAAAGATTATTCAGAAATCTTTCGCTACGATCTTTGCCATTTATTTTTTTAAACCATCGTCTATAAAATCTTTCTATCCTTTTATTTCTATGAACTAAACGTATACCCTGACTAGCAAAATCACCCATAAGATCGATAACATTTTTAACCAAACCAACCCTTTGATAGACCCTTTCTGCTCTCTGCAAGATCATTTTGATCTCATTAGGAGGAGCTTCTTGAGGCCTAAAAGCGTAATAATCATCCTTTGTTAATCCTGGGCGACTGCCTGTAAGACCGTCTAGACTGGAAAAATCCAAGCTATATCTTCGACCTCCAGCGGCAGTAGCTCTTTCTACAAGAGTAAATTCATCTAGAGAAGCCCCAGCGGTTCTTAGCGCTTCTTGTTTACTAGACAGATCCTCTCCCCATGTCACATAGGCTTCTGGTGGTGCAGTGTTAGCTGTTCCGAGAATTTCCTCTTTTGATCTTTTTTTATTAGCCATAATATTTAATTCTATTATAATAGTATTACAAAACAATTACTGGTAAATATATACACTTTATCTATAAATTCCAGTATAAATATCATCATTAGCATTATTAGTAAACCACTCTGGCCCTTTGTACATACTCCCATTATTTTTTACTTGATCTCTAGCATTCGCTCCTATAACATCATAATCTATGGGTTTTAATACTTTTGTAAATTGTCTAGCTAACATATTAGCTATTAATAAAGAGCTATATCTATCTTTTCTAAGTCTGCCTTTTTTCCCGTGACCAAGTTTTGTTTCTGGCGTGTCCCATCTATCTCTGGCATTTGGCCCATTACTAGTTTGTGTCATAACTATTGTTGTTAATTCATTTTTTAGTTCTTCTATTTCTAATATGCATTCACTAACATTATCATATAATGGATTTAAATCTGCTTCTAATATATTTTTACCTTCTTTTTCTATTGCTAATCCTAGAGTTAAATTATCAAAAGATGGAAATAACAACGTTTTATCTTCTAGATCTTTTCGAAGACCGTGATTAGCTTGACTAGTCCAATCGGCTTTCGCGAACTGTACTAATTCAAGAATATGTAATCCGGTTTGAGCATCCGTATCTTTGCTTTTATCCTCGTCTACAATTGGCCAAATTAAAAGCTCTCCGTCTTCTAATTTATTTGGATCGTGTAAAGATTCTTCTATAGCCACTCCTCCGCCCTGGGCATCCATTCCTATCCTTAAGGGCTTAAAGGTTTTCATCAAATTTCTAATTTTACGAGTACAGAATCCATAAAAATCATGTTCCGTAATTAAACCTGTTTTTTGACGCTCTTTAAAATTAGCTCTATTAGTAGTCCAACAATACACTATTTTAGAATGCGTCGGATTTACTTCTAATACAACTATACTAAAATTATCTTGTTCACTAGCAGGGTCTATGCCATATATGTATTGTTTACTTGGGTCTCCTTGTGCGATAGCATCAAATAAAATTCTTTTATTATCGATAATAATTTCTTTATTAGAAACAACACAACTTTCAATTAAGCTTCTTCTAAAGAATCCTTCACTATCCTTAACAAAGCAAGCAGCATATTCCATATTGTATATTCCAGTATGAATAGTTGCTTTCGCTCTACTTACTTGTTTATCATCCATAAATCCTTTTGGAATTAGCTCATAAGGAATACGAATAATGCTATAATCTCTCCAATTAAAGTTATCTGGAACTTCACCTTTAAAAATTTCTTCTAATTTAGATTTTTCTCCCTTGCTCTCTATAATAGATTTGTATCTTTTCCAATAGCTGGCAAAGTGTTTAAAATCATAGTCGGCGGTACCAGAAATTATTGCTTGATTACCCATTTTGGTATTTAACACTTCTAGTTCTTCATTCCATATACCGGCATCTATCATAGCTTTCTTTTTAGCTTGCTCTTTAACATTTTGTATAGGACTAGCACTAACAGCAGCGAATCCGGAAACTACTGTTTCATAAATATCAGGACTTATAGATGCAAATTCGTCAGCAATAATAATATGTGCTCTAAGACCTCTAATTTTACTACCGTCACCCATAGGTATCGCTATAGTCCAACTATCACCAAGTCTAATAGTACATCTATCTACATCTCGTCTAGGACCATCATCATTTCCATTAAAAATACTTCTTAATATAGGACTATTTCGCCAAATAGTTTCCATATACTCAAAAATAATTTTACTTTGACGAAAAGCGGCACCAACTACAACTATTTTTGTACCGGGACAAAATGTGCATTTTATAACACAATACAAGGCTAATAAGAAGGACTTACCCCAACCACGACTAGCAATATACATTGGGAATGGACGTATCCAAAATTCTTGTAAAATTACAACCTGCATAGGATGCAATTCTATATTAAATAATAATTTAACCATACTTCCAATATATTTAGGATTTTTTAAAATTCGCATCAAATGAAGATCTGGAAATTCAATATCTCTTTCGGACCTGTGTATCATTACATTGCTTGGTAAGCTCAATGATGATAAATCACCAAGTCCTAACCATGCGTCGTCAAAAGATATATCAGTATTATTAGGCATCTGTTTTTTTTACCATTTCAACATAATGTATTTTTTTAAATATATATTCAGCTATTTTTTCAGCACTAGTGGCATTACCACAAAAAATAACTTTAATATTATGATTTAATTGTAATTCAAGTATATTTTTAACTAAAAAAGCTGGAGTAATTTTAACTTTATCCCACATTTTTTTAGGCACAGTACTGCCTATAGGATATATTAATAAATCTTCTAAATTAAATTCTAATAATAAAAATGAATATTTAAATTGACTCAAGCGCATAATAACATCTTTGAATCTGCTCTCTACTATATTAGTAGCAAATTCACTGGCACTCTTTTTTCTTTCGATGGTAAGAATGCTTTCCAGTCCTTCTATGCTATAATCACCAGTATCTAGTTTTTTATGAGCCGTTGCATGATGCTCAAAACTCCACGGCTGTTGTTCTCGTGTGTCTATTATAATCGTAAAATTATTATAAGTATTATTATTTATCATTTTTAGGCTTCTGTTTTATGATATTATAAAAAACTGCCTCGTAATAAGTTTCTACACCAGTAATCATTTTATGGTGATCTCTGCATAGGGTTATTCCGTTATCAACTTCAAACCTGAGTCCCGGACAATCTGCCCACCGACGAATATGATGAGCATTTAACTTTTTTTTATTAGAACACCCTGGCCATTGACACTTATGGTTATCTCTTGCGTAAATCTTATTTCTCCATTTTTTATATTCAGGATCATTAAAGTTTCTAAGCATTTTGTAGAAATTCGATATCTTGAGTGACCATATCTTTAACCAATGTTTCAAATGATATTTTAGGCTCCCAACCCAATAATATTTTTGCTTTGCTTGAATCTCCTTTAAGATAGTCTACTTCTGCTGGCCTATATAAATTAGGATCTATCTCAACATAATCATGCCAATCTTTATCTATATGATTAAAAGCTATACTTAAAAAGTCTTCTACGCTATGACACTGTCCTGTGCTAATAACAAAATCATCAGCTTTGTCACAAGAGATCATTAGTCTCATGGCCTCAACATAATCTTTAGCGTGTCCCCAATCTCTGAATGCTTTAATATTACCCAGTTTAAGTTTTTGATCAGTTTTGTTATTGAATAATTCTGAGATATATTTTGTTATTTTGCGCGTTACAAAATTTTCTCCACGACGAGGACTTTCATGATTAAACAGAATTCCGCTACAACAATATAATCCATATGCCTCACGATATATTTGAACCATTCGATGACTAGCAAGTTTAGCCACAGCATATGGACTTTGTGGCAACAAAGAAGTATCTTCGTTTTGATATTTATTTCCATTAGCATCTATAGAATAGTTTCGCCCAAACATTTCGCTGGTGCTAGCCTGGTAAAACTTAGTATGTTTTGAAAATAATCTAATAGCTTCTAATACATTAATAACACCAATAGCATTAATCTCGAATGTTGCTGTTGGTTGGTTGAAACTTGTGCCGACATGACTCTGGGCAGCTAAATTATAAAATTCGTCTGGCTGTATCGATGATATTAAATGAACACATCCACTAGGATCAGTAATATCATACTCTTGTAAAATAAAATTAGAATTATTTATATGTTTTATTCTGTTAAATGTATTGGTGCTTGATCTTCTGTAAAGTCCAATAACTTTGTAGTTTTTTTCTAATAAATTTTCTGCTAAATAACTACCATCTTGTCCTGTTATTCCTGTGATAATTGCTGTTTTCATATTTACTCCACAGTATCTGGTGTTAAAAGAGGCTTATCTATAGTATTATCCTGAAAAGAGTGGTAACTGCTTAATTGTTGTTTATATTTTTCTGTTGCCATGCTTATAATTTCCATTTGTCTTCCTTCTTTTTCTCTTGTTTCTTCATCTTCTAGCATTCGTATCAACCCTGTCCAACTACTTTTTCCGTCTTCTATTCTTTTTATTCTTTGTTCTCTGGTAGCTTTTAAATCTTTGCTAATTTTTTGTTGTTCGTTAAGAAGCTTAGTATATTCATTGGTATAGTTTGCGATACTGTTTCGTGCAAAACTTAATTGGGTTTCAAGGTTGGCTAATTTTGGGATATCTCTTTGGTCTTCGGGTTTTTCGTATTCTTTATCAACTTGTTTTTGTAATTTTTCAGTTTCAGCAATGTGTCGCTTTCTTTCTTTCATGCTTCGATTAATAAGAATATCTATTGTAATAAATTGTTTTATCTGGAGTTCTTCCGCGGGCAACACATCTTCTCTGAATTGTTTAATTAGGCCAACCCACGTATTTTCAAAGTATTCTAATTCGCCCGTTTCGCTATCAAATTGACGTTGAATTTCTAGCCAAAATGTTTTACTGTGTAATTTTTGTTTTAATAATTGATCATCCTGAGTGCTATTAACAACAGATAATTGATTCTCATTAACATATCTTTCTACTGGAGCTAAGCTTCTGTTTAGCTTATCAGCAATTTGTTGTAAAGATAGTGAACTATAGTTGTCTCGAATGTATTTTTCTTCTTCTAAACTTAGTTGTCCTCGTTTTCTTGGAACGACTCTATTTTCCAATTGTTGTCCTCCATTATTTTTTGAATATGAGCTTTTAATTTTTTAAGTTCAGTTTTATTAATTTTGGTTCCGTGTTTGAGCTTTAAATAACTTTCTCTATACTCACTTTGTATATTAGAATCTAAAAACTTAATTAGTTCTTGATTTTCTAAGAGTGGTGCAGGATTAGATGGGCCTAATGAGGTGTTATTCTCAATATAACCTGGTTGAATAATATTCTTTTTGGCCTCATTTCTTTTTGCCCACGCAGCATATAATTCACAATCATTTTTATTTTTATATTGTTCGCACTGATTAATGCTAACTTTACAACCCTTATCAAAAAATGGACAACTTAAACATGGCTTATCGGGCCGTTGGTAGTTGTTTCTTTTATAATTAAACAGTCTATTTCTAACGTGTGTCCACAAGAAGTTTTCTAAAGGTCTTTTTTTATCATAATTTTTAAGTCCTTCCAAAGCAAAGATTGCTGCTTGTTGCTTCATATCCTCTATACTATGATAGGCGAATCTGAATTTATTAGCTAATCTTCTGGTGATATTATCTAAAACTGTTAAAAATTCTTCTGTATTAACATCATTAGGTAGATTTGTGGTCTTGTTTTTTTTGGTCATCTAGTAGTTCTGCTATGCTCTTTCCGTTGTCTAGTAAAAGATCATTAATAATTTGATCATCTAGTGATCCTGATGCTTTGACCAATAATGTGCTGTTAGCAATAGTGGGCGAATGTGACGAATTAGATTTTGAAAATGTCATTGCTTTATCCTTGCGCTAAACTTGTCAACTGTTACTATAATATGTTTTAACGGATGATTGTCAACAATTAATAAGTATAGGAGTATTTTATGGCTAATTATAAAAAGTGGACACATTCTGAACTAGACTATATCCAAAGTAATCATACACTATTATGTGATGAGAGTCTAGCAGCCTCATTGAGCAAAATGACTGGTCAAAATATTAGCACTGCCATGGTTCGTAGACAACGACGCAAGCTAGCTTTAAAGAAGAGTCGTGGACGTCCAAAGAAGGTTAAGCCTATCGGGAATTCGGCTAATGTTGAGGTTCAATCAAATGCTGTAGTTTGATACTCATTCCATATAATGATGCAGCAGCGGCCATGGCTAAGAAAATTAGTTGTGGCCGTTGTTGTTTTATGGGGGTTAGCCATTATAATAAGTTGTGGAAAGTAAAAACTCTAGGAGATATTTTATGAAAATATTTATGGGATTGATTATTGGTTTGTGTTGTTGTGTGGCTCATGGTCAAGTGATGGTTGGTAATAATTATGTTGTATCGTATCCGGTATTAGTGACACAACAGGTTATGGTTCCTGTTTATCAGCCTGTGGTTATTCAGTATGTGCCGGTTTATCAGCCGGTAGTGGTGCAGAATATAGCTGTTCCTGTTAATTATACGGGAAACTGGCCAAATGTTATTGTGAGTGACACTTTTTTTAAAAGGCCATTCTGTAATAGATGGCATCGAGAGTATCGTTATTCCTATTAGTTTCAATATAAAAATTAATTTGGGGAATGAAGAGTTTGTGAAAAGTTGTCAATAAACTGGCCAATTTGTACTATGCGTCCTTACTATGTTTGGACCACCGGCGAAGTTTCGGCATTTTATAAACCCCTTTTGAAAAAACGAAAAAACCCCCTCTTTGGTATGCAAATCCCATGCCAAATATGAAATGGCAGACTTTGCCAAAATGACATGCCAAAATGACAAAAGTTGCCAAAACGGCATACTTGCACAATCGTAAGATATGAAAAAACGCCGCGAAAAACACTATTTTGATTTTTTTTGACGTTTGGCATGGGGGTTGCACTATATGAAAGTATAAGAAAGTGAGAGAGAAGATGAAAAAGTGGCTTGTGTTCAATCGTAGAATGGATGTTGTCGGTGTGGTTTATGCTGACGGTTATACCGGGGCTTTCATCGAAGCCCGTAATCGCTTCCGCGATGTAGACTACATTCAAGAGTGCTAGTCCCCCATAGTGGGGGTTTTATAAGAAAAAAGTTTTGGTACGATAGTCTCACAAGGAAAAGGAAAACAATGTACGTTTCAGATTGTTGTGGTGTCGAAAGTAATGTTGACCATGAGGTTTGCTCACGGTGTGGTGAACACTGTGAGATTCTGACCGATGATACGGGAAGGGATTGGCTCGTGACTTCTGTTTCGGAAGATTATGAGTCTGACTATATTCCCGGATATGATGATGGCGAATGGGATCCGATCATGGGAGATGCTGACGATTATCCCGAAACGGATGACGAATGGCTGGACGATTTCCAAGGGGAGGAGGAGTTTGCCTGATACCTCGCAAGGGGGGTTGCGACAGAAGAAAAAGTTTCGTACACTTCAACCATCACCAACAGGAAAAGTTTCACCATGACAAAGTTTCAGATCATCGAAGATGCAAAGCGACAGGCCCGCGGTATCTTTCTGGGAATCGCAATCCCTCACCAGCCATCCCTCGCAAGTGGGGAGTATGGCCCGATTCGTTCGGAAAAGATTCTCAAGTTTAATCGCAAGGCTCTCCTCCGCAAGGGGGGTGCGACAGTAGAGAAGGCCGACCCCCGCTACAAGGGGGGTGATGATCTCATGATCGTGAAGGTTGGCAAGCCGGGATCCCCCGAAAGGGTGGCTGCTCTCGCGGATCAGTACGCCGCGATTCTCGCCTGCGGAGAGGAAGTATCCCCCTTTTCGGAGGGGTGAACAAACGTACACTAGTGTACAGCGATTCGACGTAAATCCTTGTGGCATAAGGACTTACGACGAATTTTCGCCCGCGTTTTTGACGTAAACCCTTATTGCATAACGACTTATAACAAATCGCAATAGCAAATCCCGTGCCATTCTCTTTTGGCATGATTTTTGCATTAGCAAATCGCGTACCAAACAAATAAAAATTTTTGGTATGATATTTGCTACATATAATCTTACGATATTGTAAGGAAAGATTTTTCTTGCAATCTAAAGTCCACCCTGTATAATGCCGATATAGAAAGAACAGGAGAAAGAAAAATGGAAACCACAGTTTTGATTTTTGACCGTAAACGTAAGGGTAATAAGTATAAGGTTTATCGGCAGACCAACTACCCTAACGGTTGGTCGCGTCGTTTGCTTGCTACGTTCAAAACTTCGGCAGAAGCCGAACGATTCATGAATGCCCAGTAAGGGGGATTGACAATCGGTCGGATATTTGGTATACTTGAAATACAGGAAAGGTTTGGTGCAGAATGGTGAAGGTTGGTGATTTTGTTTTTTCCGAATATGATAACGGCGAAATCGTGAACGGTGAAGTTGTGAAAGTTAAGATGTTTGGGGATCGTACTCTGGTGACGGTCAAAGCCGAACAGGGTTATCGTTCGATCTATCTTGACAAGTGTGTGACGTTCGATTATATGTCCGCTTCGGCTACTAACTGAAAAGGTTTATATCATGCAAGTTTTCGACCATCGGTTGCTCGTGGCGGTTCCCGCGAATAAGTGGATTGGAGAATGGATTCAGCGTGACCCATCCCCCATTTATAGGGGTACGCTTGCTGCTCAACTTCGGCTCATCCGGAAGAGGCATGGCACCCCCCATGCGAAGGGGTATCGTGACCACATGGTATGGATGGGTAGTTATCCCCCCAAATATGGGGTGTAAACAAACGTACACTAGTGTACAACGATTCGACGTAAATCCTTGTGGTATAAGGACTTACGACGAATTTTCGGCCGCGTTTTTGACGTAAACCCTTGCTGCATAACGACTTACGACGAATGAGCATAAGCAAATCCTGTGCCATTCGATTTGGCATGATATTTGCATTAGCAAAGCGCGTGCCAAACAGTATGGAAATCATGAAAAGTTTTGTCAAAATCCCTTGACATAAAAATCTGGATTTTTTTCTTGCAATCTCAAGTATGGCGGGTATAATGTCGATATAAGAAGTAACCAAGAGGAAAAGGAAAAGAAGATGATTAGTGATTGCTGTGGTGCTGTGGTTCGTTGGCAGGATATTTGCTCCCGGTGTGGTGAGCATTGTGAGGGTAGTTCGGACGATGGTTACGATGCTGCCCGTGATGCTTACAACATGGGATATGGTGCTCCCGTTACTCGTCGCCAGCGACAGGAAGAGCAGGAAGAGGCTGATGAGTTTCGTAGAAGCGGTTGGTGATACCCCATAGTGGGGGTTGTAGGGTAAAAAAACTTTGGTATAATAGTCACAAGAGAAAGAAAAATGAAAAATCTGAAAATGGAAGCGGTCAAGGTGGGTTTCGTGTTGACGAAGGATGCTCGTGGATTCTATCACCTGTACGATGTGAAGATGGGCTACGACGTTCTGGTGACTGCCTTTCGCGAAAGCGTAGTCAGGACGATTCAGGATGAAAAGGCGATGATCGAATACAATCGAAAGAATCGCTCCGCTGCTGTGGGGGCTTGACAACCAGAAAAAGTTTCGGTAGAATACAACCAACACGAAAGGGAAAACATGGCTCTGACTTTCAATGATTGGATGACTCTGGTGGCCTATCTGAGTGTGTGTGCTTGGATCACCTATGCTTTCAGTCAATGTGTGAACGCTGCTATTTCTTTCTATGAGGAGGAGTGCTGATGAATAGTCTGGATAAGATTCTGGCATCTATGCGAAGTGGCAAGTATGGTAGCGTGATCGACCCAAAGGGTAACGCCCATGTAGGCATCATCAATGCTATCATGCGTGAAGATGGTAGTGGTAAAAACTGGATCGTAACTGTAACTAACAAAACTGTAAGCGAACAAGTGTTTATCCATGCCACCTGAGAGGGGATTGTATCAGCCGATCCTATCGGATTGGCAAGGTGGGCTATAGTCAGCCAGATAGTCGGGCTTGACAAAAAGCCTTTTGTAGTGTAGAATGGTAATAAAGGGAGTGATACAGAAATGACTGACCTTGTTATGTGGGGTTTGGGAATGGCTGGCATTGTTGGTCTTACTTGTTTTATATCTTGGGTGATGGAAACTCTAGACATTAATCTTTAAAGAATGGAGCCAAGGATGGCCGATATATTTATAGACTGGAATAGTTTCTGTGCTGGACTTGTTATTGGCTTTGTTTGTGTTTGGGTTGTTTCTGATCTGGTTTTTCCAGTAAAAAAGGATTAGGCATGAAAGACGGAGATGCTATTGTTCTATCTATTGCGTTTGTCTTCGGATGTATCGCGGCGTGGGTGGTAAACTCCTAGGAGACTATAAAAAATGTTCTCTGGTATTCCTATGATCGTAGAAGCCTTGAAGAAAATGAACGACTCTAAAACTAAATGACGCAAACCCTTGTCGTATAAGGACTTACGACGAGGACGCGCCCGAAAATTTGACGTAAAGTCTTATTTCACAATGACTTACGATAAGTCCAAAAATCTTTTATTTTGTTATTGACAACTAAAGTTTTGGCCTGTAGAATGTCGATATAAGAACATCACCCCAAAGGAAAAGAACATGACTCACTCTGAAGCGGTTTCTATGGTTCGTGGCAAGATGCTGAATAAGAATAGCCGCAAGGTAGGCAACAACACCTACGCTGAAATCCTAGATGATGGGTCGGTTGGTATCTTGCTCCACAGTACCCATGTGGTAAAGATTCATCCTGACAATACCTATACCCTCCAGACTGGGGGTTGGCAAACCAGTACCACCAAGGATAGAATCAACCAGTATAGCCCCGTTCGCGTGTACCAGCACAAGTACGAATGGTTCGTAAAACTGAACGGTAAGGAATACCCCTTTATAGAGGGGATGGTTGTGGGAGGTTGATGTAAAGCCTTGCTGCGTAACACTTTACGCCAAGGCCGCGCCCGCGAGTTTGACGTAAACCCTTATGAGCCAACAACTTACAATAACCACAAAAATTTTTTATTTTATAGAGATTGGCCATTGACAGGCCGATAATACTCTGTAGAATCATCGTATCACCCCAAACGGAGAACGACAATGTATAGCGTCGAAGATATCAACCGTATGCTGGCCGAACTCAACGCCGACAACGTAATCGAGCCGATTGATGATCCGTCTGTGCTGTGCGATTTTTACGATTGGGCCGATGTGGTGGGAGTTGATGTTGACGAATGGATTCCTGTGGAGTATACTGTATGAGTCACCCTGACCCTTGTTTCGATCCCGATAACTCTTATGAGGAAGATGGTATGAATAGCCATTTTGACGATTACCAGTACGATTATCATGATGATTTCTATGGCGAGGATACCTCATCTTCGGATGATGATCATGACGATTGCTATGATGATAGCATGGACGGTGACCATGATTCCGCAATGACTAGTTGCGGCTGGGGAACCGATGAAGATTACGGATACTTTGGTGAGAACGATGACGATTCCTTTTATGGAGAAGATTACTAAGATGACTAAGTGTGTCGTGACTGTTACTGATACTTTTGGCGGAGAGGCTAACTATGGCTGGGTTAAGCGTTACGAGTTTGCTCCTCGTAACATTGAATCTCAGCGTAGCGTGATTCGGCAGGCTAAGGCTTTGGCGAACATGACAGCGGTAAAGGCTGACACCTACGATTATGGTGACAGTTATACCGTGAAGCCTCGCGGATACAATCAGATTATCTTCGTGGATTTTGAGTGATAGTTACTAGCCGTAAACCCTTTGTGCGTAAGCACTTAGGGCACGGCCGCGGCCGAAAATTTGACGTAAAGTGTTGTGGCATATAGACTTAGATCAAGCAAAAGATTTTCTAAAGATACCCTCTTGACAACGTCGATAATATACTGTAGAATCGGTGAAACGAAGGATTTCTCAAACGAAAGGTTTTTTATGACGAATGATGTTTTGGTTTACGCTTTTTGTGGTGTTTCTGCTATTTGCTGTGTTCTTGCCTTTGCTCTCTATCATGTGTATAGTGGCATCCATGGTAATCTCTCAGCCGCTAGGGTTGGTGATGTCTTCAACTTTGAATATCTTCAGCCTGCTAAGGGCGAATCAGAGCGTTTTTTGGTAAAGGTACTTGGCGTGACTATGTTGGACGATAATCAGATTCGTAGGCTGAATGCTAAAAGCAACTACCGACGAAATGATAGTAACTTCCAGCGTACTCGCCATCTTATTACGGGTCGTAGTGCTGATGGTACTGTTCGCAACTTCTATGCTGAACGTGTTGTAAACTGCCGTCGCCCCCTCCTTGGAGGTACTCTCTTCAAGGCTGGTTTGGCCCACCTGTTCTGCTGAACAGCAAACCCGAAACCTCACCTAAGTCCTTATCCCACAAGGGTTTAGGGCGAGGTCGCGGGCGCCCATTTGACGTAAAGTCTTATGTGCTATGGTTTTAGAGAAAAACTCTAGAACATATTGACAACGGGCCGATAATGTGTATAATGCGAGTAAGGAGAAAGTTTATGACCACCGCTCAATGTCTTGCCGGAATGTCGTGGAGAGTGTTTCAGCATGGCCGATTCGTTGGCTATGTTGTATCATTTAGTCAGTATGATGCTTGGCGTAAGGCTAAAGACAAGTTTGGTAGTGATTTGAGAATAGAGCCGGTTTTGGCCCCATCTTCTAACGGTTAGGAAATCGGATTTTCGCTCCGAGAATCAGGGTTCGATTCCCTGTGGGGTCATTTGTCTGTCTCAGGTAATCCTGCGGATTTGGGCGGCGTGGGCGTAGTCAGCAAGAAACTGTTGACAAAACAAGATTAAGCAGTAAGATACGATCACTATGCTTACTCCAACACAAAAGCAGTTGCTGTCTATCGTTAATCTTAAGGGATATGGTGGCAAGGAAAATATCCTATCCCGTATTCTTTCTAGGGATAATGGTTGGGAACGGACTAGCCACACGTTGTATGATTACAAAAATGATCTGTTGGGTTGTTTGGTTGAGTGCAAGAAACAGGCTGATCTACAGTGGCTTGACCCTAGCAAGTATTACGGATTGACCGATAACGAGAAGGAAATCCGGTTTTTGTTTATTGTGATTAACAAGCAGGGGTATGTTGATATTGCGTTTGCTGTTAAAACTGGGGATTTGATTGGGCGATTGTGGTCAAATGAGCATGTGAAGGATGCTTGGGAGTATATCCAGAAGTATCCGAAGGATCAGATTAAGTCTTCTATTAAAACGCGAGCATTCTATAGGGATAACCAGGATATTATTCATACTGTATATGAACGAATGCAAACTGTTGTGGCGTAAGACTTTAGATCAAAGATGTGGGCGCAGTTTTTTCACAAACTATTGGCAGATAAGGACTTATGTCCTAAAGAATAATCCTCTTGACAGTCGATAATACTGGCAGTAGAATACGATTATGTTCACTACAAAGCATCTGAATCGTGCGTTGTCTGAAGTGAGTGGCTATCATAAGCAAAGTATTTTTAGTGCAAGAAAAAATCTTTTGACCTACCGTTTATCTAAGATGAATAGTCAGTATAGGGGTGGTGTGCTGGAGCGGATGGTTAGGGATTATTATAAGAGTATTGGTAAAAATGTGATTCATTATGGTGGTAGTGCATCTTTTGATATGCTTGTGGATGGTCGCCGGATTGAAGTAAAATCGGCACTGGCCCGACCAAACTATTCTAAGGGCAAGATTAGATATAGTTATAACTTCCAGCATATTTGCCCAAATAACTTTCATAAACTCATTATGATTTTTATTTCTCCAGAAGGTATTGACATTCGTTCTATGGACAGTAGAACAGTGGCTAAGTATCTTGGAGCAAAGAAGAAGCACAAGAGTCTACGAATGAGCAAAAAGATTTTTGGTAAAAGATTGGCCGCTTGACAGCCGATAAAGCATAGAGTAGAATGATAGAAAAGGAAACAAGATGACACGCGAAGAGTTGGCTCGTTTGCTTGAACAGTTTGCTGTTGTGGCTATCCAAGTCGCTACGGCTACGATGGAACCAGATGAGCAACACGCTATTATTAGTAGCAGTATTGACACTGTTGTGAAAACTGTTATGTTCTGTAGTGATCGTAATCGACTAACCATTCCTAGTGCTAACTGAAAGGGTTTTTATGCCTAACTGGTGCTTGAATAAGTTGACGATTAGCCATGAGGATCGGTCTAAGGTTATGGAGTTTGTTATTGCCTATAAGGAAGGTAAGGCTTGTGAACATTATTTGCCCGTACCAAAGGATGAAAAGGGCGAACTGATTACCGACGAATCTAATCCTGATTATTGGTATAACTGGTGTGTAAATAACTGGGGAACCAAGTGGGATATTGGTAGTGATAATGGGGAAGTTCATGGGTTGAATCCTACTATTGTGGATAATGAGGCCACTATGAGTTTTGATAGTGCTTGGAGTCCTCCCATTGGATTGTATGAAGAGTTGGATAGATTGGGCTTCATGGTGGACGCTACCTATTTTGAGCCTGGAATGGGTTATTGTGGTATCTGGCATGATGGTGATGATCTGTATACTGAATATGGAAGTGATAAGGGTTTGATTCCTGTTAGAGTGTGGGAAGATTATAATCTGGCAGAGTTTTTTGAGGAAGAAGTGGCCTAAAAAGGTTGGTTCGCTCTAAGTTCTTGAATACCAAGAGTTTAGGGCAAACCGCCGCGGCCAGATTTGACCTAAAGCCTTATGCCACAATACCTTGCATCAAAAAGGATTTTTTCAAGGAACAGGGGTTGACAGGACGATAATAGGGTGTAGAATGATGGAAGAACAAGTGAACCACCACGGGAGAGAAAACGATGACTACCAGTGAACTAAAGTCTAAGATTCTGGCGATCATGCCTGATGCTTCCTTTGATGAAAACAAAAATGGCGAACTAGTCATCAACACGGGACTAGAAGTGGATAATGAAAACCTTATTCGTCATTGGAAGTTTATTCCCTATGAAGCGATGGAGTAAAAACCACTAAAGGATAAAACCATGATGAAAAGAGATTATTACGAGGAAATGATTGACAAGTATAATGAGATTGCTGAACGTATTGCCGTACTTCGTCCAGAATCTTGGAGTAATGAGTTTGGCCCAAAGGATTGGTGGGCAGTTTGTGACGAAGAAAGAGAAAGGTTTCATAAACATGGCGGGATCGTTGCATATTTCTTCAATGAGGAAGATGCAATCAGTTTTCGACATGAGTATATCAAAGGTATTATTTCTGGATTGAAGAAGTGAGGTTGACATACCGATAATAGAGTGTAGAATACGAGAGTAAGACATGGCGAATGTGATGTAATGGTAGCAGGTTGGCACACAGTATACTAATGTGCTTACTAGAG